CTCAATGATTAATTTTAACACAAAGTTTATTTGCATTTTAGAACAGTTTAGTCATGGTAATGAGTCTGGCAACCTGTCGTGATAGATGCCGAGAAGCAAGACACTGTGCTAGGCATTCGTGCAATAGGCCAGATCCGAGAGTTAGAGATCAACGCTACGATAGGTTTGATCCAGAGGCTAGAACGGAATGTTGGGGATTTATAGAATTGGATGATGACAGTGCAACTACACATTAAACCATTGAGCGCAAATGCTGCATTTAAAGGTCGTAAATATAAGACTGCTGCATATAAGAATTATGAAAAGGCTCTGATGATGTTACTGCCACCCAATTATGAAATACCAGAAGGCCCTTTGGAGGTCTTTTATGAATTCGGAATTACTGCAATCTCTGATTGGGATAACCCGATTAAGCAGTTACAGGACATTCTTTGTAAGCGTTACAACTTTGATGATCGTAGGATTATGAAAGGAACAGTCACTAAGACAGTGGTGAAAAAAGGTAAGGGGTATTTGCAATTTTCAATTCGGGGAATTAAATGAAAGAACAACCAAGTTATTATGCAGTATTAACAGCTGACGTTAGATACTCAAAGGTCTTAAAGCCTAACGAGAAACTATTATTTGCTGAGATCACAGCACTGACAAACATGAACGGTCAATGCTTTGCCACTAACAAATACTTTGCAGAGCTGTATGACGTTTCTGTAGAGACTGTTAGCAGATGGGTATCTCACCTTGAGAAGTTAGGATTCATCAACAGAACGATCAAATACAAGGAAGGAAGCAAACAAATTGATAAGAGGTTTATCAGTTTAGCTACCCCTATTGACGAAAAGATCAATACCCCCCATGATAATAAAGTCAAGACCCCTATTGACGAAAAGATCAAAGGTAATAGTACAAGTTTTAATAGTTTATCTCTTATAGGCGATTTTTATCCAAATGAAGCTTCTTTACTGGCAGTGAATGATCATTATGGATCTGTAGAAAATCGTGTATTGCATATTGCTGTAGAAGAATTTAAAGATACAGTAATAAACAAACAAGGAAATCCTTACAAAGATCTTCAATCAGCTTTTAGAAACTATGTTCGTAAAGATTGGCTAGTGAGCTTTAAAGCTAAACCACAAACTCATGCACAGATGAGAGGAAAGGTTATACAAGCTCAAACAGCAAACCTTGATCAGTTAGCTCTTCAAAAGTCTATGAAGAAACTGGAGCAAGCTAATGGATAAGAAATTAGATTATATCGATATAGCTTCTCAAATCTACACACGTCTAGAAATGGAGTATGGCTGGGCTTCACCAAAAGATCAAGATAAAGCAGAAATCTGGAAGTTTTTAGCTTCGCAGTTAGCTAGGCATGATGACATGGTGGTTCTATCTTGGAACGATGCTCTTGATAAGATCTCTGATGAAGGCAGCGAGTTTCCACCAAAGATACCAAAGCTGTTGATGATGATGAGACGTTGTGCAAGGCTTAGAACTGAGAGATCAGATGAGATAGCTAAATATCTACAGCACAAACAGAATGTCTAAGCTTCGCAAAGCAGCAAGGGGTGAACCTTGTACAGTTGGATTGCCAGTTTGTATTGCTGGTGGTGAGAATGAAACAACGGTTTTGGCCCACTTACCTTCTGGAGGGATCAGCATAAAATCGCATGATTTGTTAGGAGCGCACAGTTGCTCAGCATGTCATGACGTTCTAGATGGAAGGGTGTCACACGACTTTGATCCTGAGTGGTTAGAGCATATGTTCTTGAGAGGTATGAAGAGAACAATTTTAAAACTAATAAGTAAGGAGTTAATATGAATCAGTTAAATAAAGCAGTAGCATGGGCAAAGGCTAATCCGAAAATATCAATCGTAATAGTTTTTGTAGTAGTTGTTGTTGTTGCTAATGCTTTAGGGCTTGGGTAATGTATCCAGTAGGATGAAAGTATTTGTTGATAGGGATGGTCAAGAGAGAGCTTTGCGTATGACGCAAGCTATGATTGCTTCTCATTTCAACGTAACTAAAAACAACAAGGCTGTCCTTGAAATTTCTGAAGACAGCCTTACAAGATCTCAGCGTCAAAATAAGTTGTTCTGGATGTGGATGACAATTATTGCAGATGAGGTTGGACACACCAAAGAAGAGATCTCTGAGATCTTACAACAAGCAATATTAGGTGAGACCAGTTTTGTGAGTAAGCTTAACGGTGAAAGCATAACTAAACAGAAGAGAGCTAAGCAATTAACAACTGCTGAGTTCTCAAATTTTTTGGAACAGATAGAGTATTGGGCTGGTGAATACGGAATGAGACTTCCAAAGCCAGAAGATTTATATCTTAAAAGCATGGGAGTGGTTGAGTGATAGGTGACTTAGAGAAGTTGATGAACAAAGTACGAAAAGTAAAGAAGCTGGCAGAGGGTGGTCGCTATCTATGTAAGGATGAAATGGGTAAGAATAACTTTGAGTTAATTATTCGTGAGCTTGGTGACTTCCAAGAGTGGCAAAAACAAAACTCCGAGAATCCTAAAACTGGTGAGTAATTTAGAATCACTAATTCATGACTTTGTAGATGATGAGATCTCAGAGTTATATGTGCTTGCATTAACAGTTCTTGCTAATGAGTTTGATTGTACTTTGGATGATGCACATCACGGTGTTGTGGATATGAGAAATGAAGTAGATAAATTAGAAATAGAAAAGTCAGTGCCTGAGACAAAGACTAGACACTAATGGATAAAGAATTACCTATCCTTATTGGGGATGGATTGAAAGACAATCAGGTTAAGTTTGTTAATGCTTACGTAAATAGCTATTGTAACGTGAGTAAAGCCTGTAAAGCTGTAGATATAACAAGGCAGACTTACTACAGGTGGTTAAAAGAAAGTGACAGCTTTGATGTAGCAATAGAACAGGCCAGAGAAGCATTAAAGGATCGTTGGGAAGATGAGATTAATAAGCAAGTCTTTGAAGATAGAAACCCAGTAGTCCTGAATAAGTTTGCGCCTATGGTTTTGAAGGATCGTGGATATGCTGATATTAAGGATGTGAACCTACACCAGACAGGCCAGCAAGAGAACAATGTAGTGATTACTGTAGTTGATGCAGCAATACAGGAAGAAGAAGAACAGGAACAACGAATTGAACATTGAGCTAAAAATAACGAAACAGTTTGAACCGTTCCTAGACCCTAAATATCGCTATTTGGTGGCCCATGGAGGTAGGGGTGGTGCTAAGAGTTGGAGTATAGCTCAGATACTTGTGCTAAGAGCTTGGCAGAAGCCAACGAGAGTGCTTTGTGTGAGAGAAGTACAAAGATCTATATCAGAATCAGTCCTACAGTTATTGTCTGACACAATCGACAGAATGGGCCTTCAAAAATACTTTGATGTACAAAGGACTCAGATTATAGGAACGAATGGTTCACGCTTTATCTTTGAGGGTATCAAGTCCAACATCTCTAAAGTTAAATCAATGGAAGGTATAGACATTTGTTTCTGCGAAGAAGCAGACCAGCTGACTTACTCTAGTTGGGAAACACTTATTCCTACAGTCAGAAAAGAGGGTAGTCAATTCATGATTAGCTTTAATCCTAATGATGAGATGGATGACACTTACCAAAGGTTTGTGATTAATACACCACCAGAATCATACGTGGTGAAGACTAATTGGTCTGAGAATCCATGGTTTCCAGATGAGCTAAACAAGGAAAGGCTGTATTTAAAAAAGAAAAACATTGACCTATACAATCACGTCTGGGAAGGAGAGGTATTGTCTAATAGGGATGGTGCTTACTTTGCTAAATTTATTCCAGATGATCAGATTATTACCTATGCAGTTGAACCTAACATTCCTGTTGATACATACTGGGATTTAGGAATATCAGACAGCACTGCTATTTGGTTAGTACAGCAAGTAGGTATGGAGATTCGTGTCGTTGATTGCTATGAGAATCAGGGAGAAGGCCTACAGTTTTATATTAACTGGCTGCATGATTGGAGAACTAAACATCAAGCTGTGTTAGGTGAGCATTACGCTCCACATGATATACAAGTAAGAGAGTTAGGTACTGGTAAGTCCAGACTAGAGACAGCTCGTAAGTTAGGAATACACTTTAGAGTGGTTCGAAGGCTATCAATAGAGGATGGAATACATGCAGCGAGGGCCATACTACCTAAATGTTATTTTGAAAAGAAAAATACTAAAGAAGGTTTACAGGCTTTGAGACGATACCGTAAAGAGTTTGATGAGAAGAAGGGAATATATAAGCCTCATCCATTACACGATTGGACATCACACTATTCAGATGCCTTCAGATACTTTGCTATTGCTTTTAGAGACAAGAGTAAACAACAGAGAATAGGACAACCACAAGCAAACATATCATGGCTGACAGCATAAAAATAGATTGTTTCGTAGCCTTTGGCGATTCAGACATTCCACACTTCTGGGATGTGTTTACTAAACAACACTTTAGACATTGCTGTGTATTTAAATGGGATGGCTTCAACTGGGTATTGATTGATCCATTAGGCCAACAGTTAGCTTTTGATGTTATGCCATACACTAGCGAAGATGATGTTCCAAATTTATTTGAGCAAGCTGGATGGAAAGTCATTCGATACAAGAACACAATTAAACCAAAGTTTATCTTCAGGGGAATACTCACATGCGTAACAGTATGTAAGCAAGTTCTGGGAATAAAAGCATGCTGGGTAGTAACACCTTGGCAATTACACAACTATTTAAAAAGGAGAAGTACATGAAATATATATTACCTAGCTACAATTTAGAGTGGCTAGAAAGCAAACTTACATTTGGATTTAGAAGTAGGTCATCAGCTCCAGCACCAGCAGCTCCAGTTAAATCTAAAGCTGAAGTGGATGCTGACGCTAACAGAGATCGTAGTCTTAGAAAAGAACAGTACGATATGAAAAAGAAACAAACAGCTGGTAAGCGCAGAAGAAGAGGCCGTTCACTTTTAATTAGTAATGACGAGCAAGGACTTTCAGACACATTAGGATAAATTATGCCAACATATAAGAAAAGCCCAGAGCGTACTGATGCTTTAGTGAAGCGATATGAGGTCGCTAAACAGCACCGTAACTCATGGGAATCACACTGGAAGGAATGCTATGAATATGCACTACCTCAAAGGGAAGTGTTTGATCAGCATACTGAAGGTGCTAAAAAGAATACCATGATCTATGACTCAACAGCATTGATTGGAACTCAAAGGTTCGCATCAAGGCTTCAGTCTACTTTAGTTCCTCCATTTAAAAAGTGGGCTAAGTTAGCAGCTGGTTCAGCAGTTCCAGATGAGTTTGCTGGAAAGATTGATAAGCAATTAGAGGAAATGAATAATATTTTGTTTAGTTATATTAATCAATCTAATCTAGCAACAGAAGCGCATGAATCATTCCTTGATTTAGCTGTAGGAACTGGAGCATTACTGCTTGATGAAGGTGAAGGTGATGACTTGCTAAAGTTTACAGCTGTGCCTTTAAAAGAGTTGTTAGTTGAAGATGGCCCTCATGGAACTATTGAAACTGTTTTCAGATTACACAAACATCCAGCTCGTAACATTAAACAAGTCTGGAAGAAGGGTAAATGCTCTGAAGCTGTTAACGAGATGATGAAGACTAAGCCAGATGAGTTAGTTCCTATCATTGAAGCGACTGTTTACAATCCTGAAAAGAAAATCTATGAGTATGTCATTATTGAAGAAGGCACTAAGCATGTCATCTTTGAAGACTACTTTGAAGTCTCACCTTGGATTGTGTTCCGTTGGTCTAAGGTAGCTGGTGAAAGATATGGTCGTGGGCCTATCATGACAGCACTGCCTGACATCAAGACAGCTAATGAGGTTGTTAAGTTTGTACTGAAGAACGCTGAGAAAGAGATTGTTGGTGTTTATACAGCTGTGGATGATGGAGTTCTTAATCCTTGGACAGTAAACATTAAGTCTGGTGCTGTGATTCCTGTTGCAGCTGAAGGTTCATTAGCTCCTTTACAGTCTGGTGGTAACTTCAATGT